TCGCTCATGGCTTCACCGCAAGCTGCGCGATCTCGCGCTGGCCGTTGACCAGCGCCACGAGCCGCTCGGCGAACTCGCGGGCGCCGGCGCATTCGATCCGGATCGTCTCTTCCTCGCGGCCATCGATCAGGATCACGGCTTCATCGAACGGCGAATCGCATTCGCCGAGCTCGAGGTAGGGAAGGGCGGTCATGGCGACGATCTCCGGTCCTGGACGGGCAGCCCGAGGCTCCGGATCAGGTTGGCGCTGTCGGCCCAGCGGGCATGGCCCAGCCACGCCGCCAGGAATTTGCGCAGGCGTTCATAGTCGCCGGCGGCGCGGTAGGCGGCGATCTTGCGCCGCGCCCGCGTGACGCTGTCCCGGCGTAGCAGCTTGTGCGTCGGCCAGATCCGGTAGCCCAGGAAATTGATGCCGCGCGAGACGCTGGCGATCTGCCACTTCGAGAACCGCAAGCCCAGCTCGCGTGCGGCAAAATGCTCGATCGAGGTTTTCACGCGCGCCAGATGTTCGGAAGAGCGGCCGAGAACCACGATATCGTCCATGTAACGGTACCAGAGCCGTTCGCCGAGGATCTGCTGCAGGTGCCGGTCCAGCGTCGCGCCGGCATAGAGGTTGGCGAAGATCTGCGAGGTCAGGCTGCCGATCGGCAGGCCGACGCCACGGCGCGGCACCATCGCCTCAATCAGATCGAGCGTGGCGCGGCAGGAGATCTTGGCCTCGATCAGCCGCCACAGCACCGCGCGGTCGATCGAGGCGAAATAGGCGGAAAAATCGGTCTTGAGAAAAAACAGCGGGCCCAGGCGGGTTTCCCGCCTTAACTCGCTCTGCAGCAGCACGACGCCGGCATGGGTGCCCTTGCCGGGGCGGCAGGCAAAGGCGCGCGGCAGCATGGCGCGGTCGAAGATCGGCGCGATCACCAGGCACAGCGCCTGCTGCGCGACGCGGTCGCGGAACGGCAATGCCGAAATCAGCCGCAGCTTCGGATCGAACACGTGAAACTGGTGCGGCTCGCCCTGGATGTAGGTGCCCGCGGCCATCGCGCGCGAGAGTTCGCCGAGGTTGAGCGGGCCGAATTCCTTGAATTCGAGATAGCCCGGCGTCAGCCGCTTGCCGGCCGAGGTCAACCGCAGCGCGGCATCCATGTTGCGCGGGGAGACGATCTTGCCGATCAGGTTGCGATGCCGTTTTGTCATGACGTCTCCGAAAAAGTGCCGGCCGCGGGTCTCGAAGAGCAAATGCTCCCTACGCCCCGCTCTGCCGGACCGTGAAGTGTATTCGCCGAAGCAGGACAGATGGGCTGACCACCGGTTTTCGGGCGAAGCCCGAAATACCGATCGCGACCTTGGCGCTGTTGCGCCAAGGCGCGCAGGCCTGCCGGCATGACCGTGATCAATGCCGAGCATCTGTTCGGTTGCGAACGTGCCGCCGCTACCGGCATTTGGCCTTCGGCCAAAAGCCTGACGCGGTGGTCACGGCCGCGATTATTGGCGTGTGCACGCCAATAACGCTGGTCACTGCGGCCGCGGGCGCCCAGGTTGTCGTTCGAGTTCTCGGGCCAGTTCGTGGCGACGTTCGCGTAGCGCGAGCCGGCGTCGCCGTCGTTGTGCCAGGACCCGCCGAACATCGAAGCGCGCGGCTGCATCATTTCCCCGTCTGCCCTCTCCGGAGGCCACCGGCCTCCGAAGCTTTGAGCTTCCGCTGCCAGGCATTGAGCATGCCGCCGGGCTCGGCCAGCAGCGCCAGCGCGACCTGGTGCTGTTTGGGCGTGAGGATCCGGATCTGGCCCTGGCTGAGGAAGCGAAGATAGGACCGCAAGGTCGCAAATCCGGCGTCGACGGCGTAGAGCCGCGACACCTGTTTCGACTTTGCGGCGTGGTAGATGTCGCCGATCGGCACGAACAGCGCGGCGAGCACGGCGTCGCGCAGGACGCCGTGACGCCGCGGCGCGTTCTGCAGGATCGGATAGAGATAGGTCACGAAGGCCTCGTATCTTTCGACGATCGCCAGGGCGTCGGTTGCGGTGTTTTCATCCCTGACGATCATGCGCGGTGCATCCAGTTGCCGTCGCTGCCGCGCCGGCTAGGCAAGTTGCAGGTGGTCACTGCGGCCGCGGGCGCCCAGGTCGGCGCTCGAGAACTCGGGCCAGTGCGTGGCGACGCTCGCGAAGCGCGAGCCGGCGCCGCCGCCGCTGTGCCAGGACCCGCCGAACATCGAAGCGCGCGGCTGGTCCGGATCGCCGTCATGGCCCCAAACCCAGAGGTTGCCGGTGGCCTGCATCAGGCCGAACTTGCTGGTGCGCGCCGAATCGAGGCCGGTGATTTTCGGATCGCGCGCCGCCACTGTCCGCTCGGTGACGCCGAAGGCGGCCGCGAAGAATTCTTCGACGCCCAGCAATCCCTTGCCATGCGCCGCCATGACGGCACGCGCCGCTTCGTAATCGAAGCGCTTGTACTTTTTGCCGTCCGGCCCGATCGGACGATCGTCACCATCGGCGATGATGGCACCGAATTTGCTGGTGCCGTCGGCGGCGAGTTTGGCGCCGGCGAGGTAGATGTCACACCAGAATCTCAACCCTCGCATTTCGACCAGTGCCATGCCGCGGGGATCGGCGCAGGTGGGGCGGAAGTTGACGTCCCACAGCGAGCACGGGTTGATCGCCGGAATCTCGTCGCCGCCTTCGCGTGCCGGCGCATTGCCGCCTGGCGCGAAGTGAAAGCCGCCGATATAAGAGGACGCCGCCGGCGCCGCATCGAGCCGGAACGCCGCGGCGCTGCCGCCGTTCACGGTCACCGCATAGTCGGCGCCGGGTTCAAGCGCCGGCAGCGAGATCGGGGTGGCCTGGTCGAACACCGCACCGTGGAAATGAGTGCCTTTCCGGATGCTGATGCTGTCGTGCCCGGTGACGATCAACGCCGGCAAATTCGGATCGGCCTTGATCAGGGGCGACGTCGCCGCCGGGTCGACCTTGGGTTGGCTTTTCATGTTGTCGGTTCTCCAGTCAGGTTTGGCCGGGCCCGCCGCCGGCGAGGCTTACGCTTCACAATTTTCTCACCACTGCATGTCCCAGAAAAATTGATCGATCTTGTTCGGTCTTGGCGCGGTACTGCCAGGCCTCGCCGGTCCAGAGCCGCATGACTGATCCGCGCAGAATCTCGCCCTCGACGCTGCGCACCTGGCGCCAGAAGGGCAGATCATAAGAGTGCCATTCGCCGTCGCGGCCGCGCAGGACGGCGATAGCGGTTTTCAGGAACGGCCCGATCATGGCCGCACCTCGGCTTCGGACTTCTCACGCTCGAGCTGCTCGATGGTCTCCAGCGCCTCGATGAAACTGCGGATCAGCCGTTGCGTGTCGACGGCGATGATTCCGGCCGACGTCGCCACGCAGCCGGCGGCGCGAAGCTTTTCCACGAGGCGATCGGCGTCCATCATGCGACCACCCAATCCTGCAGGGCGACGTGTCCGCGGCTCGGATAGGTGATCAGCTCGAGCGAACTGAGTTCGCCGAGGCGTCCGCGCATGTTGCTGCCGAAGGGCTGCCAGCCGATCGCGGCGCCCAGCGCTTCGCGCGTCGCGGGCCCGGCGCCGGTTTCCAGAAGCTTGTCGAACAGAAGGCGCTGCGGGTTGGTCAGCACGCCCTGGATGCTGCCGACCAGGGTCTGGTTGGTGTGGGGCGCGGGGGCCGCGCCTTCTCCCGCTGGCGTCATCGCGACCGTTCCCGATGACGGATAGCAAATCAGCCCTGCGGCCGACAGCTCGCCCAGCTGGCCGCGCATGTTGCTGCCGCCGACCTTCCAGCCGGCGATCGCCGCGAGCTGGGCCCGGGTCGGCTCGCGGTGGCCCATCGCCAGCCACCAGGCCAAGGCGCGGAGCAGATGCGCCTGCGGATTCGTGAGAGCACCATCGCCGCTCGCTGCCGGCGATGGTTTTCGCGCGAGCGGGGCGGCCGCGCGCGCGTGCATCGGGGTAGGCGCCGCCTTTGCCGACGTCTGATGCGAGCCCGATTTACTGATTTTTGCGATGACGTCATCGAGACTGGCGCGACGGCCGCGCGTCTCGATCGTCGCCCGCTCGACTGCGGCCGAAATCAGGCCGAGGTGTTTGCCGAAGCCATCGTAGGCGGCCGCCGCCTCCAGCAGCCCTTGATGGAAGCCGCGCGCCTGGCCATCGCCATGGCCACGCTGGTACTCTGCGGCGCGCTGGGCCTGCGAAGTGACTTCGCCGGCGGCCGGCCGTTTCGCCGCCGCCTCGAGTTCGGCGATGCGCGCGCGAAGCAGCGCCGGATTGTTCGCCTTGTCGGCCGCCTCGACCTCGACCAGGGTCGACTTCATGCCTTCGACGAACTGGCCGACGTCGACGGCGCCCTTGGCCTTTACGGCGTTGTCGCCGCGCATCACGCGCCGGTCGGGATGCAGCGAATTCTTTCTGGGCACCTTGACCAGCGTCGGCGGCGTCGGCTTGTCGCCGCCGAGCCACGCCCAGCATTCGCCCTGGGCGAGCGACGGCAGCGAGCGGATGATTTCCTTCTGTTCGGCCGCGCCGGCGATCTGCAGCCACTTGTCGAGGTTGTCGAGCGCGTTCTTGCCGCGCTGGCGGTGCAGGAACATGTTCTCGCAGAGCTCGAGCACCGCCTTTGCGACTTCCTGCGAGCGCTGGTTGATCAGCGTGTAGCCGAGCCGGGAATTGCCGCCCATGCGCGCCAGCTTCTCGATCTCGGCATAAACAGCACCGTCCAGCACCTTCTGCGGGACGAACTCGGCCGCCTCCTCGAGGAAGACATGGCGCAGCCCGTGCTTCTGGTTTTCGTGCAGCAACACGCGGACGCACGCCGTGACGATGCGGCGCCAGTCGGCCTTCGACAGCTTCATGTCGAACAGGTCGATCACCAGCGAGACGCCGTTATGCATCGCGGCGCGGACGATCTCCGGCGCGCCCGCGACGGTCAGCGGCAGATCGCCGGCCTCGCCGCCGGCGACGACGACCGGATAGCCCTTGCCGCCTTGGTGCCGCGCCGGCACCCGCAGGAAACGCCAGACGCCGATCGGGTCGAACACGATGAAGGGAATGCCGGCCTCGAACAGCCGCTCCGCCATGAAGGTCGCGGTGTAGGTCTTGCCGCTGTCGCGGATGCCGAGGATGGCATTGCCCTGGCTGCCATATTCGACCGGGTCGATTTCAAGCGAGCCGAGATGGATGACCGCGCTCATTTACGGGCTTTCTTTTTCGGCTTCGCCGGCTTCTCAATCGAGACCGGCTTGCGCGGGCGCCCGCGCGGGCGCTTCGGCGCCGGCTCGGCGGCGGCCTTCTTGAGCAGCGAAGCGGCTTTGCCTCGTTCCTTCGGCTCGATGCTGAAATTCAGCCCGATGTCGATGGCGACGCGCGCGGTGTTCGGATAGGGACGCCCGATCAGGGCGACGGCCTGCGTAAGCGTCTTGCCGGCGCGGTAGGCTTTCTGCAGGGCCTCATAATCGGCGTCCGACCACGCGACGCGTTGCTTGAGGCCGAGATTACTGGCGCGCGCGCGGACCGCGCCGATCGGCTTGCCAATCAGCTCGGAAATCTCGCGGACGTTCACCTTGTCGGCATAGAGCTTCTTGAGCTGCTCGATCTGCTCCGGCGTCCATGCTTCGGCCGAACGGTCATAGCCGTGCTTCTG